TCCCGCTTACGTATGCGGCACTACGTCCGACCTGGCGCGCAAACTCTCGCATGCTGACGCCATCGTTCGCCATGCCAACACCTCATTTTGTTTGGTGCTTCCATCTTCACGCGTTCGCGCTTTCGCTTCAATACCGGCAGGCACCGGCAAGCGTAAACCGTTCACGGAAAGCGTAAAGTGAAATGTACATGTACACCCTTTTGAAATTTGCAACTAGACCGTTTTCGGGCCTCGCCCGACCCGCATGAGTCAAAAAGCCCCGGGAGGACCCAAGCTCTCTCCGTCGCTCATTCGACGCCCCATCACTGAGCGGGCTGAGGCTGAGGTTGAGCCTGCACAGGCGTCTGGCTCTTGTCATCAGTCACAGCATCGTAGATAGCGTTGCCGGCCATCGATCCTGCGGTCGCACCGAAGAGAGAACTCCAGAAGCCACCGCCGGAAGAGGCAGGAGCAGATTGATTCACAGTCTGGTTGATGACGGTCGTGTTCTTCTTCACGACTGTCGTGCGCTTCGGTGCATAGCTCTTCGTAGGAGCAGGACGGGAGAAGGAACGACCGCCGCTGAACCCACGACCACCTCGTGCTTCCGCAGCTGTAGAAACGAAAAAGGCGACCGCAATGGCCGCCACAATAGCTTTCTTCATGCTGTACCTCAGAAGATGAAACAGAAGCCTTTGATTACCGACACAAGGGCCACCAACGAAAAAACAGCAAAAACAAGAGAAGCGACGATTGAGTCCACCTTCTCTTTATTTTCTGCTCTATCTTCCTCTGGCATCTTTTTTCAAAACACGGCCCAAAGCCCAATAGATAGGTGCAACGGCAAGAAGCGCTGACACGAACCCAAACACCGGGGCTCCAGCAATCATGCCAACGCCCATCCAAAATTCAGTCATAAAGACCTCCAAATAGAAAAGCCCCCGAGGTTTCCCCCGAGGGCGCCATGCTCTCCCTGGTGTATCGTTGAAGCTCTGACCCTATCAACGTAACCAACGAGGCGTTTATGTCACTTACCTACATCGATGATGATCTACAGATTCTGGATGTCGATGACCCCACGACTGCTTGCATTGAATTTCAATGCGGCTGCGAAGCCATCGTTTTCCTGAGAGATGAACGAAAAATTCTCATCCCAGACCTAACGCCAGAAGAATGGCTCGACCTCACCGAATCAGACGATGCGGGCACTATCGTAAGAGAGCTAATTCGCTCACACCGTGGCCGATTTGTGCGGTAGCCGGTACGAATAAACGAACCTTGCCTGTCCTGCGTCGGTATCGATAAAGCGGACACCCTCGAAGTCTCCATCAGCGGCAAGCCCAAGGCGGCGACGTCGGCGCGCACTCGCAGCAACATAGAGCCGAACAAGCCTATCCATAAGCCAGTTGTCAAATCGATCGAACATAGCGACCCTCCGAAAATGAGAAAGGGCGAGGATTTCTCCCCGCCCCGACCTCGGAGCAAACTGCCCTAAGGTAGCGAAAAGGTAACCGAGCGGAGTGAGCTTCCTGGGGACAATCCGTCCCCGGCTAGGCTTGCGCGGTGTTGTAAACGAAAAAAAGCCCGCAGGATCACTCCTACAGGCTTACATCTGGGTTTCGAACCCGCCTACGCAAAAAGGCATGCCGTTTTCTGAAGATGCACCTATCCCAGAAAACGGCCCCGCTGATCACACAGCTTCAAATTGTCCTTTTAGTATAACTCATTTTGGTGGCATGCCTTCGATTTTGAGAAGATTGTTTCGAATCATCTTCCTACCCATCTCCACCAGGCCATCAAACTCCCGCCCATGGAGATTGATGCGGTGATACTTCCTCAGGATGCGCTTCAGGTCCATGAAAGGCACGTTGAAGGCGTATGCAACACCGACAACCATCTTCGCCTTTCTGTAGCGCTCTGGTGCAACCGGGAGTCGTTCCCACGCCCTTTGCACAAGCAGGGCATCGCTGACATCCACCGGCGGCGGTCCGTCATGCCGTTCGACCGGCACGTCATTGTCTTTCTCATCATCCGGAACGGCTTCCATAAATGCACACAGCGGAGAGCGTCCCTGTCGTTTCGGGTCTTGGTTCCATCGCCCCCAGTTGAGCAGACGGTCTTCGAGAATCTTTTCTTCAGCGTTCATGTTCCTCTTCCCATTCGTCACGACAAGCGGCACAACACCAGCGTCGAACGTTTTTCACTCCATTCGCGGATGCGGGCACTCTCTCAATGACCTTTCCGCAGTTCAAACACAGGCTCACGAGAACCGGACTCGGTCCCTCGGGCTTTCTCTCCTCAATTGCCGCGCGCATGATCCATTCATCGCTTCTGGCGGCTCGGTCTGCGTCATCCATGCTTCACCTCGTCAATAAAAACTTTTACCCCCGGCTCGGGTCCGTACGCCTTTCTGGTCCGGCTGTCGATCACCTGCGAGTCGTCCTCAAAAACGATCCCGTTCATGCCGTCCAGGATCGCCTTCTGCACGTTGTCAAGGTCAGGCTTTGAGACGTGATGCTCCACACCCTGCAGAGCCGCTGTGCGGCGTTTCTTGGACCATGACGAGGGCACAGGGAAGATGGCGAGGATGTCCACACGGACTGCGTTCGGCTTTTCGATTTTTCTCTTGCCGATCATTGCCTCCTTTGCCCTAGCCGTAACGAGCGCCTCATACTTGCGCGTCGTGTCCGGCGTGTACGTGTGGCCGCTGCGAGTGAAGCGCGGGCGTCCTTTGGGGACTGGAACCCCCTCAATCGTGAAACTAATCATTTTTCCTTTCTCCTCAGTCCGTCGTAATAGCCTTGAATAAAGGCCGCTCTCTTTTTGGGATTCATTCGAGCCGTCAAGCCATGATATTTCGCCATCGGCTCACCGCGTTGTGCGGCAGATCGTCCGAGGCGGTATTCGTCACTTTCTTTCATGACTCCTCCTTTTTAGGTCCCCCGTGAGATGATTGAGGCTGTGTTCCCCAACACGTCCATCAACCAACCCACGGAGGTTTAAACAAATGCCTGTTACTAAACTCGACCCCAAAACAGCCTTACTCGCCATGTGCGCTGCAGGTGCGGTGAAACTCGAACCGATCGACATTTCCGCAACGGGCGACACAGGCACAGAAGAAGTCCAGTCTTTGGTTTCGATCAACGTTTCACGCCTTGAGGCAGTTCTTGCTTGGCTTGATCAGGTCTGCCCCAGCGACGAAGATGTTCTCGATGAAGCTGTTTCGCGCGTTGCACGTAATGACGAATAAGACGTTTTCCTTCTTCTTCGGCGGTATCTAGCGTCTCCAGCTCAAGAGAACTGAAATCCGTTGTGATTTCGGGCGACTGGACTGCTTCCGGTTGCCCGTCTCGCTCATTTGATTTCTGGTCTGTCATGACCTCTCCTTTGTTAAAAATCGATGTCGTTCTTCCGCATGCTCGGCCACGAGAGCCGGATGAACTTGCACGTTTCTTTGAGCCGGTCGTACTCCTGCTCTCCTATCGCGGTCTTCAGCAGCGTCGGATCGGCGTTGGTGATCCAGATGGTCGGAAGCTGAGTGTCGTAGCGGGCGTACAAGACCTCTGAGAGAACTTCCTTTGTGATCGGCTTCGCGTCTTCCTTTGCGACCTCATCGACGACAAGCAGCGGACAGGTTTTGTAGGCTCTTTTCACGTCTGCGGTCGTCTTTCCCGGCTCTCGGCATCCCCAGGAGTCAGCAACCGTCTGCCCCATCTCATGCGCCGTCGTGTAGATGCCGGCACACTTGCTCAAGAGTTCCTGAAGCACCGCACACGCCAGATGGGTCTTGCCGGTCCCGCATTCGCCGATGAAAACCATCCCTATGCCGGACTGGCGAAGCGCGTCGAACTTTGTGATGTAGGACTCGGCGATCTTGAGCACCTTCGCTTTCTGGTCGTTCCCATCGGTTCTGAAGGATGCAAGCGTTCTGGATCGGTACTTGGTCGGGATGGCCGTTCGGTCCAGCGTCTGCTCATACGCGCGGCGCTTTTCAAGCTCTTCGCGTTCCCTGCGCTCGCGCTCTTCAGCTTCCCGCTGCTTTTGCAACTGGATCGCTCGGCACTTCGGACATCCGCTCGCGTTCTTGAGCTCTCCCTTCAGGTAGGTAAGGTGAGAGATATATCGCCCGTGCTCGGGGCATTCCCGCTCCTCCTCACCCTCGGCAAAGCCCAACAGGCCGACCAAGCCTTCTGCTTTTTTCATGTTGTTTTCCTCAATCCACGATGATCGTTACGCCGTCGTCGGCGAGTTTTTCGGTTCTGCCTTCACCTCGGCAGCAGGCCTGAAGTCGTTCTCGGTATTCAGCCGTCTGGGTGACGTTCTGAGGCTTTCGGTAGGTGCTACCGCTCGTCCTCGCCAACCAGGAGGCCTTGAAGCCTGCCCAACCATTGCCGCAACACGTTTCAACGACCTGAAGCAGCGTCATGTGAGCCTTTTCTCCTTCGGATCGAAGAAGATCAAACGCTCTTTCGGTCAATGCCATCTTCTTCAGAGCGCGAATCTCTCCGAATTGCTTCCAGAGGTCATCAGGAACTTCAGCCGGCTTTTCGACCTTGATCCACTTTTTCCAGGCCTCGCCTTTCTTGGCTCTGGCTTTTGGCGGCGCGTCTTCTCTACTGGTTATTGATTGGTTATTGATAGGTTCATTGATAGGTTCGTGTCCCGTTTTCGGTACTACTGTCGTACCGTTTTCGGGACAACTTACGTACCGTTTTCGGGACAACTGGCGTACCGTTTTTGGGTTGTCCCGTTTTTGGGTCGTACCGTTTTCGGTACTTCCGTTTTTGGGCCAATCCTCTATGTGCAGAAGGTACTCATTCGAGTTGTGCACCTCTCGCTTGCGTACTGACAAAACGCCACGTTCCGCAAGTCTCGAAATGACAGCAAATACCGTCTTTCGATTCATCTGCGTCATGCCGCAAATGGTCTCGACGGACGGATAGCAGTTCTTGCCTTCGTCATCGGCCCGGTCGGCAAGAGCGAGGAGCACAAGACGTTCGGTTGACTTCTCAACCGGAACCATCCATGCCAGTGCGGAAACCTTGAAGCTCATGGCGTCCCCTTAGCGAATAAGCGACCAGTCAATATCTGGGCGCAGGTCTTCGCGCGTCACTTTTCGACAAGAAACCATCTCGATCTTCTCAGCGACTTCCGGGCTGAAATTCTTCGACGGGACATACATGCAGTTGTGAAGCCATCGGACAGAAATGCCTACTTTTTGGCACAAGGCCTTCTTTTCGATTGGCTTTAGGGATTTGAAATATTCGAGCGCTCGAGGCGTCATCTCAGACCTCTAGGTGTTGTTTTGGTGTTGAACCATAATACAACATTTTCGCCGCTTTTGTTGGTTGCCGCACATGTTGCCGCGCATACACCTTCCACACTACTATTGCAGAAGGGAGGTACTTCTTATGAGTACGAATGAAAAAGACACCCTGAAGCGGATACGCATTGCAAACCTGAGTCGTCTGGCAGAGCTGAATGGCTCGCGGTCTCGATTGGCCGAGATACTTGGCAAAGCTCCGCAGCAGATCAATGACATGATCAGAGGAACGAAGTCTTTTGGAGCACGAATCGCTAGAGAGATTGAAGATAAGCTTGGCCTTCCCCCAGGAACACTTGACACGGAAAACGCAGAACTCGGCAACCCCCAAGTAAGCACGATACGTTTCAAGCGCATACCAATCCTTTCATATGTGCAGGCGGGAATGCTTACAGACAACGGACAAGAACAATACGATGAATGGGCGATCGTCCCAGAAACATTGCCGGAGAAAACTTTTGCTCTTCGCGTAAGAGGCGACTCCATGTCGCCAAATTTCCAAGAAGGACAACTGCTCTTCGTCGACCCCAATAGGCTGCCAAAACCTGGAGACTTCGTCATCGCACGTTCTACGTCTGGCATTCTCACAGAGACGACTTTCAAGAAATACGTCGTCACCGGATACGACGATCAAGGTCGAGAACTCTTTGATCTGAAGCCGCTGAACCCAGACTATCCAATCCTTCACTCCAGGCAACACGGTTTAGAGGTCGTCGGCGTCGTTTGCGGATCATTCAACACCTACTAAACCAAACCCCATAACACAACCAAATCAAGCCCGCCACTCAAGGCGGGCTTTTTTTGTCTTAATTTCAGTGCCATTGATGCGCGTCAATAACTCCCCAATTTATACACCTCACCAACACCCTACGGCAACCATATTGGTTTTATTTTGGTGTAACATCGATGGTGTTGATTGGTTTCAACAGCACATAGCAAGAAGAAACCATTCAACACCAACCTACCGGCAACAACCGGGAGGGCCGACATGAAAACGCGGACGCGAGGTGGCAGACGTTGAGGGACGTGGAGCGGCGGACGTA